ACATTTGTAATGATGCAATTCGCTTCGTAAAAGACATTATTTTTAGCATTATTACCGTCACGGTAGAGATAGAACAAGCCATCAAAGTCTGACCCCTGTTGCGTCCTAACAATTAACTGAGCAAGATAAAAAGGAAATTCAGACTCAGCTCCGTATTCGTTGTTTCTATTTCCTGTGTCATAACTATGCTCCCAAATGCAGGTCATTGTTCCTTGACCGCTAATTAATCCAGCCTCATATTGATTTCTAAATTCATCTCCAAGGTTTGTTAAATCAACTTGTTCCCTACTCGTTGTCATCTCAAAATCTCGAACATTGGCAACGTGCCTAAACCTTTCGTTTCTTGTACGAATTAAAATATCCTGCTTAGAAGTAGGTGCAACAAGAGTCAACGCTGTTGAAGTCAAGCCTTCAATTGCCTTAGAAAATGTGTCATACAAACGAATACCGCCTACTGGATCAACATGTATAAACCATTTTCCATCTGGATAATAATCACTTGTGGCAGGATCAATATGTCCATCAACGAGTTTTAAAGGTGAATTATTTGCCGTAGCTATTTCCACTTGATCCCCAGACAACAAAGACCCAGAACTATGGTCAACACTAAATCTCTTTGTTGAAGTATTTACATCAGAAGGATCTAACTGTGTCCTCAAGTCAGATTGCAGTGCATCTCTCTTTAGGGCTATCTCACCCGATTGACCAAAATAAACACCCATGATTTACATTGTGACTTCTGTAGGTGCTCCGTTAGCTTCCCAACTAATATCAGCACTTAAAACTTCACCAACAGCACTATTCATCGAAACACCTGTTACATAGATATTGAATGTGATAGATCTGCTATTTGTCCCATCATCATAAATATTTAATTTTAAAGCAAAAGGAGCATCTGCTGAAGCAGCTTTCCCTTCCTCTCCTGCACTTGTACTTGTAACAGCCTTAATACTTTTCCTTAAAAGTGTTGTTACATCTCCAGTCGTGTTGTTAGCTGTTTGGTAGTAGAACAACCTCGCACTACCGCTATAGCTTCTAACACCAGGAACAATGGTTCGGTCGGTATCTTCTAAAGAAGTTGTTTCAAGAACAGCTTGTGAACTTGAATAAGACCAAGACTGAACTTTTGCAGCCTTGTCACCTGCAATTAAAAGTTGTCCGTCTTTTCCGCTATAAAAAGCCACGACCTAAAAAATCAATACGTTGTGTTTATTCTAAGGGGCATCCAGGCAAGCAACAAAACTACAACTAACATTACATCTTCCTGGAGTTACACTTGTAACCGTTGGAGGTCCAGAATATCTCCATTTTAAGCCCTTTCTAGTTGTCCCGTCGAAGTTATTTCCTTCCCCTCCTGTTATCTCCTTAGTCAAAAGATTTCCTGAACCTGGGTCGTGAATACCTGCTGCACCGTTTTCATCAGTAAATTTAACCCAATTCCATTCAGCATTAACATCGTCATAATTCTGAATAATTAGACCAGCAGAACCTTCGGAGATATTTGAAAAGCCTAAAGTCAAGGTTGCATTAACTCTCCTTTTCCCATACCGAATAATAGTTTTAACGCCATTTTGAGCTTCAAACTCTACTTGTGGGTACGTGCCAGGAGAAAAACTTCTAGAAGTTGGTTGAAGATTTGGGAAACTCTGTCCTGTTGCCATTTTTAAAGTCCTCTTAATTCAGGAAAGCGATCTATGAAATTAATTCCATTAGCAGCAGCATAAGGGTTAGCGTTATATAAAACTGCAAGTTTATTATTGAATAAAGGAGCGTGACTGGCAGCTATTTGAATAAAGCCTTCTTCTCCATAAGTAATAGATTCAACCTTATAAATCCTATCTTCAGTCGTGTTATCAACTTGAGCAAATAATTTATTAGTTAAACCAAGTGAATTTTTACCATCACTTCCAACAGAGAACGTTTTTTCTTCTATTCCTCCCAAGGTTCCTGGTGTCCAACAATAGGTGTTGATCGAGCCAGAAATAGTCGCTCGTGAGGTGACATATCCACTAGCATCAATACTTCCATTATTAAAACGACTTGTATGGGTTGCCTCTGTTAAAACTCGAATGTAATCTCCAGCAAGCAATCCAAAAACAGAACTCGGCGGTGTATCAAAAGAAATCCCATGATCAACTTCTTTTCTTATTGATAAAGCAATAGCAGCAAAAAGTTTTGCATGTTCTTCATGAGTACACCAATTACTTAAATCAAAAACTTCTTCAGGTAATTGCTCGGCTTTCGGAAAGAAATCATTTCCATTTTGTCCTGTAGGATTGTAAGCATAAGTCTTTGCAATATTTTCAGGGAAACCCGCCACTTTATTTTCATTCCTTCTATCATCTCTATAAATAACAGTTGCCTTAAACATCTTTCTTTCTTCTGGAGTCAAAAAACTAACTTTAAGACCCTTCATATTTCCATCAGTAAATAAGGCTTTTATATCAATACCTGAATCAATAGTTGCATCATAATTAATTGTATAATCACTCTTGACAGGAAAACTAGGTTTCAAACTAAATCGACCACCTAAAATAGAAAAATCTAAAAAGTTATAACCAGCATGTTCAAAAATAAACTCTCTTAAGTTAAATTGACGATCGATAATTCCATTCCAAAAGAAACCATTTGCTCTGCAATATTTTGCTCCTTCAATCATACTTAACCTATCAACACCATCATGACCTACAACATCTCCAGCCCCATAAGATTTATTTGTCAACAAGTCATGTGCTATCTCAACAAAATTATCAGTAGATGCTTTTAAAGATCCTCTAGTAGGAAGCCCATTATTGGAATCATTAACCAAACGATCTACTATTATTCCTTGCTCAATAAAGGCAGAAAAAGAATTAAAACTAGACAAGGTATTTGTTGCACCAACCCTAATTCCCGCTATAGCAAGATGCTCGTAATTAATTTGAGGAGCATTACTATATCCTGCATGAACAATTTCATTTACATGAGTTAATTCATGCTCAGGGCCATTCTCATGACTTGAAGATTCTGCATCAAATAAGAAATAATCAGCAATTGCATTATTAGGATTATGTTTAACAATTGACCAATAATTTCTATAAAATTCCTTTTCTTCTTCTGTCCAGTTACTATGAGTGTCAACGTCAGGAGGAGCAATAGTTGGCGGTACGATTTGGACTGTTACTGTCTGTGATTCACCGTTAATGCTGACTTGATCATTGTCTTTATAGCCAGAACCTCCTGTAAACAAAGAATATTGCTTGCAAGTATCAGTACCATCACTTGTTGTCGTAACTTCAACAGTCATCCCAGTTCCTGAACCAGTTACGGCTGTTGTCTGTTTTGCAACAACAGTTGTTGTAGGAGGTTGTCTACTTGCTCTTCGAACAGCAACAGCAAAATGATGATTACCATTTGACTGTCTTCCTCTCCAATCTTCTGCTCCTAAACCAGAAGGATTTAATGCAACTCTAAATTGATGCCAAACATTAGCCCAAGTTCCATCAGGGTTTTTCATTCGTACTGAAGTAGTCCAATCCGACTCTCCTGTGGGCATGTGACCTGTAGGCTTGATATAACTAACTGAACCTCCCCCTGGAATCAAAGTACCGCCAAAGAGAAAAAACCATTGGTGATGTGTGCTTGTATAGGGCACACGAATAGCAACAATTCCTTTTTGTGGGCTGTAATACGAGTTCCCTTCAGCAGGTGTCCCTTTAAGATTGTAATTAGTAACATTAGTCCATGTACCTTGTTGATTATTAGGTCCAATACCTGTGTAAGTTGTTTTGTTGTCAGGAAGAAAAGCTCCTTGCCCATTATTAACTGTATTAAATGACCACTCAAGATCAGAAACATTAGGACAAGGATTGTTATCAGTTAATGGTGTAAATTGCTCGACAGGACCAGTAATATCTTGAACTGGCTCTCCAGTATCAACATCTATTGCACCACCTAAACCACCTCTATCCCATTCAGTGTTATTAGTAAACGAGTTTCCATTCGTCTTGCTTGTAGGGAGCTGTTCAACTTTTGCGTGATATACAAGTGATAACCCTAAATCATAATTTGACTCTTGTTGTCTTGGTGCAGCGTAATCAAGAACATGAACAACACCCTGATAATAATTAAGGACTACATTCCCTGGAACTGGTAAAAATCTAAATTCATATTGACTAGGGTTAAAATGTTGTATATCAATTGAACTGTATTGAGCAACAGGAGCAGAACCTTTAACACAAATAACAGTGCTACTTATATCAGCAAATTCATCTCCTGAACTAATTCTTTTTGCCTGTATTTTAAAAAAACTAAGTCTCTTAACATATTTGCTTACTTGTCCTATTTGTATAGCTCCATTAGCTTTTTCATAGGAAGCAATTCTTTCTTGAGAAGGCATTTCGTTGACATTAGGAAACCCATTTATCCTTCTCCATACAGTGCTTTTTAAACCTACTTGCGTAATATCACATTCTTTAGTATTTGTAAAAGTTGCAAGTTCTACTTTTTGAACAACTAAAGATTCATAAGGAAGTTGTATTTGATCTGTATTTCTAAATTCAAGATAACCAGATTCATCTGCCTTTAATCTTATAGCTTTTTGAAAACCAAGAACAGGATCTTTTGTCCATCTATTACCATTATCTTCTTGTTCTACTGTCATTAAAGTAGAGCCAACCATATACTGCTCCCCTACACTCATTACATCATCAACGTTCTCCCGTGTTGTATCAGCAACAGCTTTAGCATCTGACGATCCCCAAGGAGAAAACTTTGTCCATTTTTTTGTTGGATCTGAATTAGTAATTGTTGAATCTATAAATGCACTTTCGTTTTGATTGTGATAAATCCGATAATTAACACTTAAAGATCCAGGGACTACTTGGTTTGGCCTTAAGACAACACCATTTCCTGCACTTGAATGAGTAGGAGAACCTCCATGATTCGTAATCCCTACATATCTAGGATATTTATGATAAATTTTTCCCATTTTTTTTCTTGTATCTCCTTTGACACCATCATCTCCGTCTAGCGGAAGTAATAACAATTCCCAATTAACTTTATAAGCATTGCCATTAGGCATGGGCGAATAAAGACCAAAGGCACTATTAGTAGAAGGCGTTTTCGTACTGCTAAAACTAGGTCTGTATGAAACAGAATTATTGCTAACAACTTTTATAAGAAATGGATCATTGTCGTCATATTCCCTGTTGAACCTATAGGAATAATTATTAGCATTTGGGGATGATCCTTCTTGGTATTGATCATGAGTAATTGAAGGTGTTTGAGTATCTGCTACACCTTGTAATCTTCCATCAGACCTTGCACCTCTAGAAAAATATACTTTTATTTTTGACTCAGCTAAATCTGCTAAAAAAACTTCACCTAGAGCTAAAGATTCATATTTTGGTTTAGATCCTATTTCTCCATTAGAGAACAAAACAATGGCATTAATAACTTCACCGTATTGAGCTGTTCTTATTTGCGACCAAAGAAGTTGACTCGAAACCCTTACTCCTTGCCTTGCATAAACCAAAGGAATAAAAGAACCAAGAGCAGCTAAGTCTTGAACAGAATCGAATCCACTTAAAGGATTAAATCTACTTCTACCTTGAATACCACCAATTTGTAATCTTGGAGACTGACTAGGATCTTTTGGCTTAGGAGTTAAAGCATAAGAGATAGCAGTCATTGCAACAGCAACAGCAACAGAACCCCATATACTCAACCCAGAGCCAGCAACCATCCAAGCTGGCAAAGCTTGAGGCATCATTACGATGTCTGCCTCTACAGGTTTTGCTTCAACTAAATCTAAAAATTCAAAATACTCTTTTTCTGTAATACCTAACGATTCACAAAGTCCTACTTCATAGGGCAATAACGTTCTAAAACCGCCAATCCGTCTATGGGGCTCCAACGAACCGTCTTGTCTGCGAATGATAGCCAACCTCTTTCCCAATAAACTGCTAAAGCGTAACCTTTTTCTGCTTTACAGAGAGCTACAACTCCGATATTAGCGGTTGTTGTAAGTGTTCCCCACTTTTTCAATTCATCACGAAATACGTCATAATCTTTTTTTCTTAAACGCCTGTACCATTCACGCTTTTGACAAGGAAAATCTATACCGTAATTTTTAAGAACTTCGCCTGAAAGAGAAACACAATCCGCAGCATTATGTTTATCAGGAGTAGCACCTAAACGATAGGGCAACCCCAATAACATAGGAGTCTTCACCTTGTTCTCATTGAAGCAGTAACAGGAATATGACCAACCAAACTACTTGTCAAGAAACGTCCTATATTTCCACCTACAGCATCAATAGAAGATGTCAACAAAATTTCAATAGAAGTATTGTCATAACCCATCGAAGCGATTTTCCAAGTATCAATTGCTAGGACTGACTCTACAGAACTAAAAGTTAAATCAGTCATTTTACAAGTAGAAACTCTTACGCTCCAACCATTATTAACAGCTTCTGCTGCATAACTCATTGATAACTTGTTGGTACCTACAGAACCTTCTCTATCATTACTTTCATTCGCCAAAATCAAAGTTGACTCAAGATTGTTCCCATCTTTACTTCTAGTTGCACCTTGATAAAGGAACGAAAGATAATTAAATCTTTGATTGTTTCCTACTTTTGGATCTTTTATTCCAGTATTACTTGGCTCACTATTTTGAAATCTATGTTGAATAGCTGCTGAAATATCCCCTGAAGCTGGAATTAAAGGAGAGTTAGGATCATAGATTTCTATGAACGTAACTAGAGCAATAGCACTCATTACATTCCTATCCTTGATCTAGCAGAGCGATTATTTTGCATTGATTTCATAGTACGAGTTTCACCCATAGCAGCACCTTGCCTTGCAGCCGTTGAAATAATATTACCAACAGCAGATTTAGGAATAAATTCTTCAGAGTTAAAGTTCAATATTGGACCAGAGTAGTTAACAGTGGTTGACGAACCAGCTCCACCTCCTGCGGATGATTGGCCAGTACCAGGAATAACAGATTCACCCCTAGCCCCTGAAGAATACCGTTGCATTGACTGAGCCATCTTAGAGGCTGGAATTATGTATTCATCTTCTCCT